CTGCTTGGCGTGAGCCATCGCCTCTTCACGCCAGCTCATGCGACAAACGTACCAACCCCAGGAAAATCAGAAGGCAAAACTTGTCGCTTTGGAAGCTTCACCCCTGCCAAATCAAAAACAGAAGCAAGCTCAAATTCGACAACATCCCTGTTCTCAAGAGACTTGCGATCTACATAGTAAATCTCATCTGGGAAGCGCTGCGTAGAGTCTGGCGTTCCAAACGGGTTTGCTATATTTTCAACCTGTATTCCTTCGCCATCTTCGAGCTGAAGCTCAAGGTCATCTGCGGTTGCCAAGATATCATTTGCACCAAAGTTACCTGCATCAATGTATCTCGCTAAAGTCCTAATTCTTGTAAGCTTCGCGCCAGTTAAGTCGTTGCCAACCGTTGTCTCGTTTACCTCTAGCAAAATTGACGTTACTGTCCCGAACAAATTGCTAACGCGCAAGGTAGGGCGTGGCAGTGAACTATTTTGGCCAGCAGAATACTCAAAGCCATCAGCCTCAATTGGAAGCCTTAAATAAGCATTGCCTCCAAATGTGATATCAGCGTTATCGTTAGAGCTAGCACCTGAGTGCCACCTGTAAACAGTGCTAGTGCCATGCAGTGTTTGGTTTAACTCAAGCTCAAACAGCTCAATAATTGGCTCAAGACTTGGAGCTTGTAAATCAGATACTGGTACTGGGCTCATGGCTCATATACCTCTTGAAAGGTTGCAGAGATTGTTGCCAAGTTTGAGTATGGAAGATCCTTGCTCCATTCAAGGCAGATATATTTACTTGGATCGTCCTCGTCAGGCGAAGTCCAAGAAAAGCTAGCGTTGTCATCAGCTCGACGATCAAAAAATCGCTCAATTGCGTCAGCATCTGCTTCAGACCTGTTCTCCCATTTCAACGTCCAAGTCTTTGGATTTTGATGAAGTCCTAGCGTCAATCTTTGCTGGTAGCCGTCACCAAAACGAACAGTCCTAACGCTTGGCTTGCTAGCTTTTCTTGCGCCGTACTCCGGATCGGCTGTTGAGATAGCCAATCCAGTGTCAGTAAGAATCCCAGCTGTGCTGAAAGTAGCCATTAGCGCGTAAGCAGTCCTCCAGGTCGTCTCTGCTTGATTAGCTCAGCCTGGACAGCTGCGCCAATCGCCTTGCCCAGTTGGTTGGCATTTGTTTGATTGCCTTGAACCTGGGTGCCAGATGCATCAACGTTCACGACTACGTTACTTGTTCCGCCGCCTGATGCCTCAACCCCAAGCTTGCCGTTTGCTCCTCGACGCAGTGGCATGATCGCTTCGGGTCCAGCCTCTCCCATCAAGCCAAAACGACCTGACCCACCATTTGCATACTGAAAGAACGTTGGCTTTTTAACAATTCCGCCTTTGGCATATGGAACAATCCTGTTCCTGGCCATAACCGCTCCATTAGCAGCAAGCATTACGCCAGGCTGTGTTAATGGGTCTGGGGCTGGGGCTGAGGCTCCAACAACGCCACCATTTTTAAACCCTAAGAAGTTTCCTACTCCTGGAATAAGAGATAAAGACTTGAACAATGCAAACTTGGCAAAAATACGCGCCAAATCTTGCAGCAGTGAAGCAGCAAACTCCTTGAAATTTGCTTTGCCGGTAGCGACAAAATTAGCAAAAGCATCGCCAAATTGCTGGACTGCCTCGACGCCGCGCTGTGCTAACGCCTGCTCAATATTGATAGCCTCATCAAAGATCTTCCTCAGGCCATCCCTGAACGTCTCTATAGGATTCTGGGCTTGATTCATTGCAGCGACAGCCGCTTCAATTTTTTCTTTCAGTTCGTCATAGTTGTAGACACCCTCTTCCACCAAGATGTTGAACTTCAACATCAACTCGTTGACCTTAATTTGATTCAGCTCTTGCTGTAGCTGCTTGTCGTTGAGAATGCCTTGCTCGCCCTTGGCTTTGACTAATAGCTTATTCAGCTCATTTTGCGCTCTAGCCTTGTTCTTGGCTGTCCTTGCTTGCTTTTGCTCAAGAGCAAAAATTTGATTTGCTTCTTGATTATTAATTTTTGCAAGCTCAACCCTTTGCTTTTGAGTCGGCAAAGCTTTGGCCGCTTCCCTAGCCGCCTGAGCAGCTGCCTGAATTTGCTCTTTCGTCAGCTCAACGTCTCTGCGACGCAGGCCAATTTGAGCAATCAATGCATCAGCTTTTTGCTTGCTGATATCTTTTACATCAGTGCCGCTAGGATCGTCAGATCCATCTAGGGTGACTGGGTCGTATTTAAATTCTTCTCCTGCTTTATCTTCTTTCCTGACACGAGTAATATCTGCCAGCTGTCCTTGTAGCCTTCTAAGCTCTCTTTCAGCAGCCTGCCTTCTTTTGGTCCTTGCATTTTCAGCCCTAGCGTCGTTAGTTTCACCCTTCGGGTTTGCTTCAATAATTCTTTTTTGCTCAGCAATCTGCGCTTTAACAGTTGAGATTGCCTCAGCTTTCTCTGCCCCAGTTGCTCCCTTTGCCGCTCCAGCCTTCTTGACTCTTTCTAAGGCATCAGCCTGTCCATTAATTGCCTTGTTGATTGCATAAATGCCGGCAACAATGCCTCCAACAGCTGCTATGCCCAAGAAAATTGGGTTCGCAGCCATTATCGCCGTCAAGGCAGCTGTTGCTGAGCCTGCTGTCACTACAGCTGCTTTGAATGCAATTATTCCTTTGACAACAGCACCAATAACAGCGCCGGCCGCCATTCCCGTAAGAGCAGCAAGAATTACATCAAGATTTTTGGCGACAGGCACAAGTGCCTTGGCTAGTTCTTCAGCCGCCTTGACGGCTTTAGGAGTAATCTCCTCAATAAATTGACCAAATACATTTTGGAACTCAGCGCCAGTGTCCTTTAATGCATCGCCAACGCTCAACTTCATGTTGTCAAACGCAACTGTCAAACGAGCACCAGCCTCTTCATTAGATGAAGCTATGTCTTTTGCCGTACCATCAAACTCTTCTCCAAGTTGTCTAATAAATGCCATCAACTCGTTCAAGCCGACAGTGCCCGCCTTCAAATTCTTTTGAAGCTCAGGCAGCGTCATCTTGTTCGCCTTAGCAAACAGTGTCACAGCGCCAGGCAAACGCTCACCCAACTGACCTGAAAGTTCTTCTGCGCTGACCTTGCCCTTACTGAACACCTGCACCATTGCAGTAATGGCTCCTCGCACATCTTCTGTTGAGCCGCCGGTAGCTTTGATTGCGGCAGTAACGTTTTGAAAAGTAGTTGCGGCATCAGCCACAGGGCCACCAGCTCCAGTGACAGCTGCCGTCAAGCGTGTGATGCCAGAAATTGCTGCGCCTTGTGGAACGTTGTAATTCCTAGTTGCTTCAGCAGCAGCGTCTAATGCCTCAGCAAAATTAGCTTGACTCGCTGATGCATTGCCCTCAACACGAGTTACACCCTCAAGGGCGATCCTTAGCTTGCCAATCTGAGCAGAATATTCAGCTGCCGCTCCCAATGCTTGTCTAATGCCGCCAAGCTGTGCGCCAATTGCTGCGCCTGCAAATGCACCCTCAACACCACCCAGAGCGGCGCCGCCAACTGCACCCAAGGCACCTTCAGGTCCGCCAAAAATGCCACCCGAAATAACAGCACCAGCAACCTGAGTCGCTTGGCGAGCCCCACCCCTGCGAGCGTTTGCCGATTTAGCGCTTTTGCCCATTTGGGCATCAAGCTTGGCAATGTCTTTGGTGAGCTGATTGAAAGCTCGACCGCCAATCTTTGCTTCATCACGCAACGCTGAAAGGGCAGTCCTTTGAGCATTGATGTTTGAAACGCTTTTTACGCTTGCCTGTCCCTGTGAAAGTATTTCTTTCCGCAGTGATGCGATCCTAGGCTTCGCTCCAGACGCGCCAAGTTCTAACCTCTTGAGGCTGCTTTTAAGTTTTTCAATTACTGCTTGGCTACCGGCATCCTTAAATTGAAGCTCAATGGAAAGCTTGTCAATTGGCCTTGCCATCAGAGCGTTTCCTCAGTTCAGTTAGAGCCGATGCCTCCATTATCTGAAGGCGTTCGAGCATGTCGCGGCGATCTTCCACATTGTATAGGCCAAATAAGCCCCCGGAACCCAGCAGTACCTCATATTTCAACCCGACATATCCACTCATTGATACCTGCCATTGCGTCTGCATACGCAAGAACATCATCACTGCATCCCAGTTTTCCTCCCAAACCTCAAAGTTGTCAGACTCTTTTTGCTTGGGTTCTGGAAGTTTTAAGCCAAAAGCTGCTGCGTCGTCTTGCGTCTTGTCCTCGACAAGCTTGCCGCCAGACACCCAGTAAACAGCAGCTTCTCTTAGTTTCCCGCTTCACCCTCTGCATAAGTGTTGGTGTAAGCCGTGAGCACGGCTTTCAGCCAATCAACATCATCTGAAAACAGTTCAAGTTCTTTTGAGGAAAAAGGCACAGCATTCCCATCCTCGTCTTCAATGCCTTCCCATCCAACAAGCACTTTTTTAAGCAACGGCAGTCCAGAATCCTCTCCCATCTTTTCTATTTCTGAAAGCTTTACCCGCTTAAACACCGCAACAAACTCAAAAGTGTCAAACTCCCCAGGTCGATCAGCACTAGGCTCTTTGACCTTCACAGGCCACTTAAAGGTTTTTACCTTCTTGCGTACAAAAGCCATTAGATAAGGAGATAAGCCGGCTCAGCATACACAAAAAAAGGGAGCCCGCAAAGACTCCCTCCCCAATGCAGCCCTTCTGACCTTAGGTAAAGATCAAGTCAAATTCTGCATTAGCCGCAGAATCCGGCACGCAGGTGTACGGGATCTCCAGCATTGCGATGCCATCGGAATCGCCGTAAGCCACGTCGCCAATATCCACCTTGCTAGAGGTGAATTGAACGATGTTGCCAGCGGTGCTGCCGTGCGTGAACTGAAGGTTGCCCAAAGCAGCATCGTCATCAATGGCAGATGCGAAGTAATCCTTCGTTGCGATGGTCACTGCTTCAATCGAGACTGAGCCAGAAGCTGCTCGATCAGTAATTAGAACTTCCTTGGAACCACCAACCAACTCGCGATAAGTTGTGGTATTGCCCAGATCGAATGAGAAGCTCTGCAGAGCGCCTGCATAAGACAGCAACTGGAAGCTGCTGGTATTGCCGTTCTTGAAGATCAGCGGATCATCCTGGTTCGCGTAAGTAGGCGTCAGGATTGAGCTGTCGTCAGGAGCGTTGTAGATGCCGGTAAAGGTGAAGTCCAACGCAGGAATCTCACCAACATTGGCAGTCAACGAAACGCTGCCACGGCAACCAGTCATCTTGTGACGGACTCCATCAATGTTGTAGTGGATAGTGACGGACTCAAAGCTTGAGCTGACAGGGTCATAAGTGACGCTGGTGTTTGCCACAACGGTTTCAGCAAGGCCACAAGCTTTCAAAGCTTTGCCGTATTGAGGAGCAGTACCAGCCGTGCCAGAACCAACAAGTTCAACACTGAAAGTGCATTCAACACGAGTGTTTGCCAGCAGCTGTTGAGAAGCGCCCAGGTAAGGACGAATCAAATTGCGGCTGACAACATCACTGCTCTGAGGAGTGATGCTCAGATCCCTCACGAGTACGGCGTCGGCTCCGCCCGGGGCTGCGTCCGTCCCGTACGACGTTTCCGTCTCGATCGCGATCAGACGTTTGCGGAGTAGCAGTGCCATCGGATGTTTCCTGTGATGGTTGTGGTGATTGCGTCCGCGAAATCAAAGTGCGTACGCCTGTTTCAGGGTCAAGCAGGTAAGTCCCGCCAAAACCACTGTGTTCATCCAACATGTTAAGTCGAGGGCATGGTTAGGCTCAGGCTAGAGGTGACTGTCTATTGAGACAAATCAGCGACCTGTGAGCGATATCGAATTTCGTATTCACAAAAAATCACGCCAGCAGGTTGGTCTGCTTCTAGAAGCTGAAAAGTCGTCTGTGCTGGCTGGATGTCAATCGCTCTACCGCCAAGAGTCAAGTCACTCATTAGCTTTGAGTGCATGTCCTCAATCGTGTCATCAGCCGCTTGGTCTGGAACGTTAGATCGCTCAATCACAACCACTCGAATACGCAAGGTCCAATCGAGCGTTGGCAAACTTGTGTTTTGTTCAGGTGTGTCACTGATTGGCTCAACAATGATTGCAGGTGACTCGCCTCGGCTAAGAGGATCGACTCGACTTCGATAAATTCGAGTTCCAACCCCAGCTGTCCCTGTCAAAGCAGTCTTTACAGCTGCAAGGATGCTCTCCCGCTTTGTAGTCATAT